CAGTTGAAGTAAATCTTCTAAGTCAAGGATCTGGTGGTTATTCTACTAGTGGGGGAGGAGTAGATAATGTTATTACTATTCTTGGTTCTCTTATTGGAGGAACTGATGGAGTTGATGATCTAACGATCACAATTACCGAAATTGCTGTAGCTCTAGAATTAACTTGGTATGGAACTACAGCAGGAAACATCGAATTTGAAGATGTCAATGAAGTAATCTTCACAGACAGCACAATTCATGCATCAAATACCATCAGTGGAAGAGATTTATTAATAACTGGCGGAGAGATTGAGGGAGATGGAGATCTTTCTATTAAAATTCCAGATGGTTCTAATCTCGTCGTAACAGCGACAGGATCTCTTGCAGTTCCAGTTGGAGATAACCTACAGAGAGGAACTCCTGTTGCTGGTTCTATTAGATATAACAATGAGATCAATCAGTATGAAGGATACAATTCTGCTGCTTCAAATTGGTCTTCTCTTGGCGGAGTAAGAGACGTTGATGGCAATACTTACATTATTCCAGAATCTAGTGCTGGTGCTAATGAAAACATTCTATACTTCTACAACAACGACGACAACACTTTACAAGTAACACAGTCACAAGTTCTGTTTGGAACTATTGACAGTATTAGTTCGACAAGCAATGCACTCAATATTAATGTTGAGAATGTAACATTCAACAATCTACATTCTGGAATTGATGTATCAGACGCTACAACTACTCTTGTATATTCGTCGGTAAATAATTTAGATTTTGGTCTCAGCACTGGTCTAACTATTGACACAGTGTTAAGACTGACTGATGCTGGCGAAATTTTCTTGAATAAAGGATATGGAACTGGAGTTTTTGAGGGGGTCAAATTTATTGATGCCTTCCTAAAAACTTTTGAATTGGATGACGTTCAAATCAAGACAGATGATGTAGTTCTAACCAAAGGAACTACTGATACTGGAACTGTTGTTTTGTATGATCCAGTAGAAGCAAAGAGTTCAAAAGTTATTGTAACAGCATATAACACAACGACAGAAGACGTTCACACAGAAGAAATTAGTGTGATTGTAAAAGGAAGTGACCTATATACTGTTGAATATGGAACAAACAAAACTACAAATCTTTTTGCTGCTGTAGTAGATCTTAATGCCACTGGAAAAGTTCGTTTGTCTTTAGCATTAGATAGTGGTATTGCTACTGGTGAAATTGTTAACATCACCGTAGTCAGAACTAACGTAAAAAAATAGAGTAACCTAACATGGCTTTAACAAACAATCCACTAGATTCGGGGCATGGATTTTCTGTAGGATATACACCAGTTATATCTGCTGAAAGAGATTTGAAGAATATCAATAGTTTATCAATTCAAAATACAAACTACACCGATGCTGTTAAAAATGATTATATTGTTAGAGGTGTAAATACTGGATTTATGACCTTAGATGGAAGTAATTTGATCGATCTTCCTAGCAATACAATTAATTTTATCAACTCAAAAATTATTGGTATCAACACAACTGGTTCTGCATATTACTCTGTAAAATTTGAAACTGTTGTTACAGTAGATGCAACTGGTGATGTTACTTCTAGATCAAATATTAAAAGTATTATTTCCGATAATGTTCCTTCAGATCAGACTTGGGCAGTAGAAGAATACGATGGTGGTGCAAATAACAAATATAGTTACGCAACTACCAGATCTGGCGCTGCAGATAATGCAAAGTGGATTGGATATATACAAGTCATAACTTGCACTTTATGATTTAATCTCGTAATAAATAGAACGAGGGATACAATAAAATCTTGGAGTTTCCAGTAAGATGAGTTTAGAATTTAATGCCGACAAGCAGGAGCTTAGGTCTTCAAATCTAAAAATTGCTAGTTCAGATGACTTGACAGTCCGTTCTGGTGCTGGAACAGATGAAAAGGAAATTATGCGTTTCCTTATTGATCCTACTAGTAAACTGCCCAGAGTTGGTGTTAATAGAACTGGTAGAAGACTAGAATCAATTGCTGTTGATACCACGGGTAGCGGATATACTTCTGTCCCAGATGTAATTATCTCCGCTCCAGATGATCCTATTCTTGGCGTTCAAGCAACAGCAACTGCTAATGTTTTGGGAGAAGCAGTAAGTAGCATTTCTGTTGACAATCCTGGTTTTGGTTATTCTACTCCACCAACAATTACAGTATCTGGTGGAGGTGGTGTTGGTGCTTCTGCAACTGCGTTTTTGGATAGCGTAGATTATGAACTCGACGTTAATGGTGCTATCAGAACATCAACATCTATTATTTCTGATACTGCAAGAATTTTAAACCTTGATATTGAAAACTTTGTTACTCCAGATATCAACTTCAGGGCTCCAGACTTAAAAATCTTCTCAAATGCTGCTGGAAGTATTTGGGAAGCCTCAACAACTTACCCAGAAGATACGTATCTATATTTTGGAGATAATGTATATCGTGTAGAAAATACTGGTAGAACAGGAACTAATGCTCCACTATTCAAAGATGGATCGGATATTAATGGAGAAGTAACTCTAAAGCATATTGGTTATAGAGTTGACGATCAAGAAAAACCATTTTATGGTCAAACTATATATCCAAGATCTGTAACTCCACCTCTAGGAGATAGATCAGATAGAATTGCTACTACAGAATATGTTCTCAATCTAGCAACCAATGACGTTGGTGGTCGTGTTTATGTTTCACAAGAAATTGGTGATGACGTAAACACAGGTAGATCTGCTGCAACTCCCGTAAGAACAATTAAGAGAGCATGTCAGATCGCTACCGAAACTATTGGTGTAAAGGAAACAGTTATTATTTCTGGTGGCGATTATGCAGAAGATAACCCAATTTCAATTCCACCTGATTGTTCAGTTGTTGGTGATAACCTACGTCTGGTAATTATCAGACCAAAAAATCCTCGCAAACACATGTTCAAGTTTGCGGACAAGAACTATATTAGCGGAATTGTCTTTAGAGATAAACTAGATTCAGAAGGAAGAGCAGACGAAACGTGGGATTTCGCTGTTGCTTTTGACGATAAGCAAAGACTTTACTACGAACCAACTGCTGGTGGAGATTTTGAGAGAAGATTTCCCATTGGTCACCAAATTTTTGGTAAGCAAAAGTATAGAATTACATTCCAAGATCACACTGGTATTGAAGTTGTTGGAGGAGAACCAGTTAGTTCCTTTTTAACAATTGGAGCAACAGTCCAAGGTGTTAACAGTAGTGCAATTGGTACTGTAATCGGTGTTACATACGATTCTACGGAAGCACCTGATGGATATACAACAGGTACTGTTGATATTGAAGTTGTCAGTGGATCATTCAACTTTGCTGATATTTACAGATATGATGTTGGAACAGATCCAAATATCACAACATATGAATTTGTTTCTAACGATCTAAGATCTATTCGTGCTGAAGGCGAAGTTGTATTCCATGGAACAGAACCAGGAACTCCAATTTCAATTACCAGAATTGATGGTTCTCTACAAGGAGATCCAAGTATTGCCACTGGTGGATTTGGTGGAGATGATGATCTTGGTGGTATCGTATTCTACACCAACCCAATTACTGGTAGAGCAAATACTCATGATTTTAAAGAAGGATCTGAAGTCCTTATCACTGGATTGATAGGAAATCTAGCAGAACTAAACGGTGTTCAGAGAATTTATAAGGTTATTGAAGATGCTGATGGTCGCGCAAGAAGATTTGTCATTCCTAAAAAACTACCATCATTTACCGATAGTAATTTTATTCCAGTTGCTGTAAATGTTAGGGGATATTCTAATTATGTTTTGGTGTCTCTGCTCAACTCACCAAACACATTCGAAGCAACACCATATATTGATAGAAGATGGCAAGATGCTACAAACTTAATTAAAAATAATGTTGAGTTTATTAAAGATGAAACTTATCTTAAAGTCACAGATGAGTTTGACGGTGTAAACTTCACAACATTTACTCAACCAGATCCAAATAAGTGTCGTAGAGATATTGGACACTTTGTATATTCTATCGTTCAGGATTTACAATTTGGCAGCAACTTCAATGTCATTGAAGCAGCAAAACGCTATGTTCAGGGAACCCAAGTTGGATATATTGGAAATGAAATTACAGAAACTGTAAGAGCTTTTGAAATTGCAAAAGATCTGTGCAAACTTGCTGTAAGAAACTGGCACACTGGTTCTGGTTTATATTCGGAACCACAGTATACTCCAGAATATTCATCACTTTCATATTATACAGATACTTCTGTAATTGAGGATAGCACATTTACACCAGGACCATCCGCTACCTGTGCAGATGTTGTTGCTGCGATTGACACTCTAGGTTACTTATTCGTCGATGTTATTACTAACAATGCTGCTGATAGGTATCTAGATGCTGCAGAATTGATTGCTAGAAATGAAGAGTTAATTCTCGAAGAAACAATTGGCGCAGTATCTACACAATATCCAGATTTCTATATTCCAGATGATAATGTTGATACAGATGGATTTAGATTTAAGGATGCTAGAAATTTAATTTATGCTAACCAAGATGAAATTGTAGATAGAGCACTGGTAGAGATTGGTGTTCAATATCCAGATTTCTTCTTCCCTGCTGATCCATCGTCAGAAGCTACATACAGATTTTCTGATGCATATCGATTAATTCAACAAAACAAAGATATTATCGCAGAAACTGCACTAGCATCTATTGAAACAAATCACACATCATTTACGTATCCTGGTGCTGATGCAGCAGAACAGACTGCGAATAAAGTAAAATGTCGTAGAGATATTGGACACTTCATCGATGCTGTTTCTCTTGATATTGCTCTCGCTAGTGGAAACAAATATACAAGACAATTTGTTCTTCAATATTTTGATGGTGGATCTCCAATCAGTAATGGTCTTGTAGGAGAAGAGGCGCAGTCAAACACTGCATTCTCAATTGCTGCTGAAGTAATGAATGCAGCTCTGACAAACACTTTGTCTGGATCTTCAACATTCACAAATGCAACATATGCAACCACTTCTCAAACAGCGGTTCTCTCATCTCCATTTAATGGAGTTTGGTTGAGCGGAGATGTAGTTTCTAGCAAAACTCCTGTTACTGATTTAACTCTTACAGCAGATGTTGCAACTGGATCCAATACAGATCCAGCATCTTGTGCAAACGTTCAGACAGCAATTGATAACCTAACAACTATTGTTACCGATGCTATTACTGCTGGAAATGTCACTTCTCTGCCAGCAGAGACTGCACCATCATATCTAGCAGGCGAATCTAAGTGCCGTAGAGATATCGGATATATTGTAAAAGCAGTTGCTAATGATCTTTACAACGGCGGAAACTCAAATATCATTCTCGCAACTAAGTATTACTTTGATGCTAACGGTAATCCAATCAATAATGGATTGGTTGGTGAAGAAGCACAATCTGTAATAGCATTTAACGAAGCTGCTGTTCAAATGAAGAAGGCAGTAACAAATCAACTTTATGTTAAGGACCTAACTCTTACTGCTGATCCATCAACTGGAGACAACACAGACCCAACATCATGCGCTAACGTTCGCACAGCAATTGATACCTTGGTTGGTATTATAACAGATGCAGTCACTAATGGAACGTTAGCAAATCTACCATCCACAAATCTTGGAGATTATGTAGTAGGTGAGAATGTCTGCAAGAGAGATATTGGTTACATTCTCCAATCTCTAAGAAGAGACATGGTTCTGGGTGGTAACTCTGGTATGGTTACCTCCGCTGAAGCATATTTCACTGGAGGAGTTCTTACTGGCATTTCTCAACCAGAACTTCCTGTTACAAGATATGCCTTTGAGAAGGTAAGAGATCTTTGTATTCTTGCAGTAAGAAATTGGCATACTGGAACTGGTGCATACTCAGAGCCAGTATACCAACCACTGTATTCTATCTTACCTCTGTATACAGATTCAACTGTCACTGAAGATACCACTACACCAACTTGTGCTGATGTTGTCTCAACCATTACAACATCTTTCCAAACAGTAGATGATATTCTTGCAGGTGGAACTCCACCAACAAAAACATTTGGAACTCTCTACAATACAGATGCTATTGAGAACATTCCAGAACTTACGATGTATGATGCTGACCAAAAACGTGTCAACATTCTATCAACATATATGGATCTTCCAATTATTGAAGCATCTCCATATATTCAAAACGCTTCTGTTATCTCCTTCAAAGGTGGTGGCGGTTGTGAAATCGACGGTAGCAAAGTTAAGCAACCAAACTGTCCTTTCCCAGGTCTGGATGCTAACGGTAATGCAGAAACTCCCAACCAAGGTAAATCCATGGTTGCTGCTCAGTTTACGATCGTTTCATTCAACGGAACTGGATATAAGATCGTAAACGATGGATACACCCAGCTGGTTTCGGTCTTCGTTCTATTTGCTAAAGATGGTGTTGTAGCAGAATCTGGTGGTTATGCTTCTATTACTAACTCTGCTACTAACTTCGGTATCTATGCTCTGAGAGCAACTGGTTACAGAGATGAAGCATATTCGTTCGACATTGGAACGGTTGTAAGCACAAACATTACTCCAAACGGTAGCACAATTCTTCGTGTTGGTGGTCTTGGAAGAGAACCTCTTGAGCACTATGTTGTAAAATTTGCAGATTTTGAGAACCAAGATCCTAATATTGAGTATTTTGTTGATAGCGTATCTCAGGTTACGGTTGGTCCTCCTTTCACTGCATCACTCTCACTAAACGCTCCAATCCTAATTCAGGATAAAGCAACTCAAACTCCAGTTCTTAACGTAGATGATGCCACAATGGTTGGCACACAGGTTAGACTTCACAGACCATCTATCGTTAACTCCTCCTCACACACTTGGGAATATGCTGGTTCTGGAACAGACTACAATGCTCTACCAGAAAACGGCGGAACTAAGATTGATGGATACGAACAGGTTTCTGAAAACTATGGTCGTGTTTATGTTTCTGGAACTGACGAACTTGGAGACTTTAAGGTTGGAACGTTCGCAAAGATTGAAAACAGAACTGGTAACATTACCTTTACTGGAACGGTTTCGATCTCTGAAGTTGAATTCCTCAAACTGAAAGGTGGTGACGTTGTTGTTACAGGTTTCTCTGCTGCTAATGACCTTGGTGGAGCATTCTCCAGCAACTCACTGATTTCAACTCAGAAGGCAGTCAAGGATTACATTGGAAACAACCTTGGACCCTATCTAAACAAACCATATTCAACTAGCGCAGTTCCTAGAGCACTGGTTGAACTTACCGATAGTGGTAAGATCTCTCTAGACCAGATCCCAGCACTAAGACCATTCAGCATCTATACGGTTGCTGATGAAGCAGAAAGACTTTCTCTAGAAGGTCCACTTGCGGGTGATATCGCAATTCAAGGTGATACTAACACATCATACATTCTAGAAAATGATCTAACAAGTTCTTATCTCGGAATTAATGTTGATCCTACTCTTGTATTTACTAATGGTCAACTTCTAACAGGTGATATCACTGGAGGTATTCAACAAGTTACTGATTATGTTGAAGGTGTAGTATACGAAATTCAAATTGTAGATGGTGGTTCTGGATACACTTCTGCTCCAACAGTAAGTATTGCAGCTCCTACCTCAGGAACTACGGCAACAGCAACAGCAACTATCGCTGATGGAAAAGTAATTCTTATTACTATCACAGAGAATGCTGGATATGTTGGTGGTCAAGGTTATACAACGGCACCAGGAATTAGCTTCAGTGCTCCTGGTGCTGGTGGAACAACTGCCTCCGCTAATTCATTAATTGAATCTCGTGTTTATGCAGATATTGTCAACAATATCAAGATTGAAGATACAGATAATATTGAAGATCACGCCCCAACTCCAAATGTAGTAAATGTTCTACGTGTTGTCAATACTTCAGCACAAAATATTGATAACTGGGTTTCTCTATCTACAACATCAGTTGCTGTTAATAATATCACTGGTCCTGGCAAGATGTCTACGACATTGCTTGGCGATGGAGCTGCATCTTCCTTTACATTCCTTGCTGGTGACCAAACATATAAACCAGTAACTCAGACTATCAAAGCACTAGAAAATCGTTACTTCCTCAAGACGATCTCTGCTTCCAATACACCATCACAGCAGTTGACATTTACTGCTGATAGTCAACTTTTGATTGGTCATGAGTTAGTTCCTGGATCATATTTTGCAGAAGATACCACAATTTCTCAAATTGTTGTAGCAGAAGGCGAAGCAACACTTACCCTAAGTACACCAATTCAATCTAGTGTTCCTGCTGGGGCAGTTATTGAATTTATCAGACCAGATTCTCCACTAGTATTTGATGCTTCTAACGTAAAAGTAAATTATATTGATAGGATTGTAATTGCTAACCCTGGAAACGGATACACCGATGGTGAATATTTTGGTGTTGACGTTTCTTCTGGTGGGGTTGGAACAGACTGTATCGCTAACATCGTTGTTACTAATGGTGGTGTTACCAGCGTTATCGTAACAGATGGAGGATCAAACTTCACTGACGATTACACAGTTTCTCCAAATCCAACTATTCTTGGCACTGGTAACGGTCTCGTTCTTGCAGCTAAAGTTGCCAACTCGGTTAAGAACAGTGGCATTATTGGAATGGACATTAGAAGAGTTGATGATAAAACTCTTGATGCTGATCCATATGGTAATGCTGGTATCGTTCGCTTCCTCAAGTCAGATACAGCAACTGGAAGAATTGGTCAGTTTAGATTTGTTTCTGGTGGTGGTGTTTACATTGACCAGGGACCAGATTCAAACTTTGATGCTGACAAACTAGATGGTCAGCATGGTAACTACTATCTCGATGGACAATACTTCATCGATTCTAGTATTGGACCTGCAAAACTTGGTAGTGGCACTTTCAACATCTCTGTCAGTGGTCAGTCTGGTAATACAATTCGTTTGAATACTCAGTCACTGAACTCTGGAAACAGCGGATTGCCAAATACATTTAATGCTGGTATTACATCTGCTTGGAAGACCAATTTATCAGATGGTTTGGCAGATCCAACTAGACCAGATGATCCAGACAGTGGATATCATGGTGTTATCACCTTCCGTCAGTTTGGCGAAAGCAATGATTCTACTGGTGGTGGTGTAAGACAGTTAGCATTTACCGATAAAAACAACCTTTGGTTGCGCGGATCTGGTGCGGATGTCACTACATGGTCTGATTGGAGAATATTATGGTCTAGTGGAAATCATGGATCGGGATCTGGTCTAGATGCGGATCTTCTTGATGGTAAGCAAGGAACTTGGTATCAGAATGGAAGAAATATCAATTTCGGAAGAATTGGTGCTTCTCACATGCCAGAGTTGTTTGATAACACTCACATTTATGAAACACTAAGCGTCAAGAACTATTCTGGAAACTCAATTTTTGATGTTTATGTTTCTGGACAAGTCCTGAACACTTTCCCATTCCAAATTAATGAAACAATCAATCTATATGATAGCGATTCGCAGGGCGTTGGAACCGTATATGTTCTCAATGTAATCACAGATGATACGAATACAGATCCCACTGAACATTACACTATTCTAAGAGTAAGACTTGATAACGGTGGATTTGGTGCTTCTGGTGCTATCAGAATTGGAACCGCTTCAATTAACGTTCCATTTGATGACTACACACCAGCAACTTTAACAACTTATGAGTTAGCATCACTAACTGGTAGTGGTGGTCAAGCTGCACTAACCCTTGGTGCTTCTGGAGTATCTGGTTCTCCAGAGATCTTGTTCAGATCAAGTGGTAATGATAATGCATTTGATGTTTCAATTACTGCCACTGGTGGTGGAACAACAGGAAATCCTGGTCAGGGAGCTCTGAATATTACTGCTTTTGATCCAGACAGTCTCACACTAAACAATAACAAAGTTTGGAACGAAGGTAACGTTACCTTTGAGATTGGACTATCTGGTGGAACTTATAACAGTGGCGTTGCAAACGGAACCGCTGTAATCAGAGATAGTAGTGGCAATTTTGCTGCTAACAACATTACTGCATCTCTAACTGGTGCTGCTTCTCTGAACGTCCTGAAGTCGGGCGATACCATGACTGGTAACCTGACTGTTGGTTCCACTGCTACTGGTTCGGGAAGATTTGTTCGTGTCCTAACGAATGATTCCAACAACGCTGGTTTTGAAGCATATGGTAACTCACAGGGAACTGGTTATCTCTATGTTGGTCAGTCATCTTCTTATGGTGGTGGTCTTGCATACAATGGTGATGGTTCACCTGCATTCTCTTCTGGCGAACTTTCCGATAGAATTGCATTCTATAGAAAAGATAACGGAAATAATACGGTAGTATTCCAATATCCATATAATTCCAATACAGTTACATTTACTGGAATAATTGAATCGCCAAATGCTGTATTTAATGGTGGAACTCAAGAAGGAGCAAACGATGCTACGGTATACATCACAGCAACCAACAACAATGATTGGGGTCTGATTGTTGACAAATATAATGGTAGCGCGAATGAATATGGTCTTAAAGTTGATGTTGGATCTGGAGCAACCTACGCTATACAAGTTAGAGGTAATGACGCTGAGACATTTAGAGTTAATGGTGCTGGTGGAATTTTTGGAACACAACTAACACTTGGTTCTGGTGATATTGCAAGTGCAAGGAATGTTTCCTTGACTGGAAGCATTACAATGACAGGTAATTCTACCAGAATTAGACAAAATACCACATCCACTTGGAGTGGTGACGCTGGATCTGGATTTGGTAAACTTGAGTATCACTCAAACAGATGGTATATCAACGCTGGTTCTAACAGCACCGAGGTTGTAAGATTTAGAAGAGGTGGAAGCAATGTTGGTTACATGGATAACAGTGGTAACCTATATCTTGGTGCTTCTAATACAGCAACTCTGACTGCTGGTGTTGCAAGACTAACTGGTAACAGTGATGGTATCATGATGACTGGAACTGCTCCAACTATCACATTTAGAGATACCAACCATAGAACTGGATACATCCACGTTAACAGCAACAGACTTTATGTTCTCTGTGGTGCTACAAATGCTTCTACGGGCGCATGGACAACTGTTGCCAATGGCAGATGGCCTGTATATTGGGATCTTACAAACAATAACATGGTTGCTGGTGGCAACATTGATGCTAACACTGGTAATGTTTATGCAAGATCATTCAGAACTCCTGGATCATCTTTTGGAAGTGGATCCCTTGGCAATAACGCCAACAACAATAATTACGTTCTTTATGCAAATAATGATCGTCAGTGGTTGGATACTTATGGTGTTGTTAAATCTAACAGGCAGACGATTGGTGAAAATCTAACAATCCCAACATCAATGAACGCATGTAGTTATGGTCCACTCACAGTCAATAGCGGTAACACCGTATACATCGGTAATGGCGCTACCTGGACAGTTCTTTGATAATCTTTAATAAATAGTCAATACGGAGTAATTAATAGTAATGAGCACTATCAGATGTAATGAGGTTCAATCAGTGGATGGTAGGGTCCTCCTAGCGTCCTCTGGATCTATCGTTCAATGTGTAACTGTAAGAACCGATACCAGAACTACATTTTCAGCGCCAAACTCTGGTAATGGAACTGTGATTTCTCAATTAAATTTGACTATCACCCCAAGAAACTCTGCCAACTTGATTATTTGCAAGTGGATGGTCAATGGCGAGTTTAACAACGAAAACGCAGTATTCACTGTTTATCAAGATGGTTCACAGCTATCTACTGGACGCAATGCTAACAGTAATAGCAGATGGTCTGGTGCTGCCGTATCAGTTTATGATAGAAACAATAGCTCCACACAACAAAATACTACAATTTTTTGGTCTGGAACTGCTGGTTCAACATCATCGAGATCTTATAGACCAGCTGTTAGAAGTTCCAACACTGCTAATAGAACGTTCTATTTAAATAGAAACGTTGCTAGTGGTAATAATGGTCAAAACGCATATGAAATTACCGTATCAACTGGAGTTTGTTGGGAGATCGCGCAATGAGCACACTTAAAGTAAACTCTATCAGACATACTAACAACAAAAGACTTCTAGATAATACTGGAAATGTTGTTCAAGTAATTCATGCTAGAACAGATGCTAGAAGCAGCTGGAGTTCAAATAACAGATATATTTTTACTCCAATTACTTCTTTGAATATAACAATTACCCCCAAGCATCCAAATAATCTTATTGTCGTTCAATGTGAATTATTCTGCGAAGTTCATCATGATAATGTCATGACAATCTTGCGCGACTACGGAAGAACTAGAAACTTGGGTTACGGACAAGTAGAAAACCGAGCAGATAATTATAACCCCAGAAACCAAGGTATGATCCCTGGAGATTACACTGGTGCTGATAACAACTCAACTCCAAGAGTTTACTTTATGCAAGGTGTTTGGAGAGCAGATACTTTCTCTCAGGTTAGATTTACGCCTGGTGTTAGATCTGCGGGAGGATCTAATCACACATTACGTTTGAATAGAACCCTAGGTTCAGGTAATAATGGTCAAAATAGTTATGAGATTGGATATTCATCCATGATCGCATATGAGATCACTGCAGCATAATAATCATGTCACAAATTAAAACAAACACAATTCAAACTCTAGCAGGAAGAAATATCCTGACTAATAGTGGTCCAGTCATCCAAGTGCAAACTGTGATGACTGACCGTAAGAATTCTATTGCTTCACCTAATAGCGGAAATGGAACCCCACTGAGGGATCTTACAGTTGGCATTACCCCAACTGCATCTTCCAGTAGACTTATTGTTGAGTTTATGATCTGTGGAGAATTGCACCAAGATAATGTTTGGTTAATTCATAGAAATAACAGTCTCGTCACAACTGGTGGTGAGCAAGGCAGAAACTCCCAAAACAACAATAGATGGATGGGATATGCCGCTGCATGGTATGATAGAAATGAAGATTCTACACCATCCACATGGTATCTACTCTATCATTGTATTGCTAATACGACAGGTTACACATACTTCAGTCCCGCTGTAAGAAGCTCCAGTGGTGGTAATTATAATTTCTACCAAAATAGAACACAAGGTTCTTGGGGAACAGACAACCACGAGACTACTATTTGTTCAGCAACAATTTGGGAAACTATTAGACCATAATCAATATAAATAATACGCTGGAACACTGAGAAAAATGATCAAAAGAACTACACCACCCCCAGATCTTGCGGATGCTCTACATGAAATGTATCCAGATGGAGCAATGTTCTCGGTAGACGAGAATGATGTAATTGAGTGGTATGAGGATAATATCCACCCACAACCTGCTGATGCTGACGTTCATGCAAAGCTCGCAGAGATGACTGAAGCATGGAAGAAAGAAGTAGAATATCAGAACCAAAGAATTGGTGATTATCCAGAATATCACGAGCAACTGGATATGATTTTCCATTTGGGACTTGATGGTTGGAGAGAAAAAATCCAAGAGATCAAAGATAGATATCCAAAGCCAGAATAATACTTTTAGTATATTATGATCATAGTTGATAATTGGTATGATGATCCCCACGGGATCAGAGAATTTGCTTTGTCTAAATTTGAAATAGAGAACGAACCTGGAACCAGAAAAAAAGATAATGGGTTTGAGGTTTACCCTGGGACTAGAACCAAAGCATCTTTAGAAAATCTGATTGATAATAAATCAAGAATGGAACGTCATATGGAACGTTCCATAGATCCAACCATGTGGGCTTTCTCTTTAGCACTTGATAGAGAAATACCTTTGGAAGAAATGGAGTTTGATTTTGCAGAAATGAAAGCCCGCATTAAAGGAACCGATATATACCCTAATCTGTTCTATGGCATTTCAAATGGTTGTTTTCAATCATGCAATGAAAAGTCAAAGATGTGGATTCATGCAGATGAAATTAATACATTCGCTGCTGTGGTATACTTAACACCAGATCCTCCAGAAGGAACTGGGACTGGATTTTTTAAAAATAAAAGAAATGGTTTATCTGTAGAACCAAGATTGAACCCCGTGAGATATAAACCAGAAGAAGCTTCTGACTTTGATCAATGGGAAATGGTTGATTATTGTGAAAATGTTTTCAACAGATGCGTTATTTTCAACGCAAAACAATATCATTCTGCAACCAAGTATTTCGGAAATACATTAGAAAACTCAAGATTGACACAGGTATTTTTCTTTGATATGAAATCAAACCAAACGAGACTACAACGAAGGACTTAATTATGATTACAAACGTTTTTCAAATACCTATTGGAAAGTATTCAATTGAGGATTGGGATACATTGAATAAGACATACGCACTTTCGCAGTATGCAAATTCTTTCATTGAGGAAATTAATAAAGATGGTAGAGATGGAGATAATCTCTATACAGATTTTCAAGCAAATGCAAAGTATAATAGCAGTCCTCAGTATCTACAGAATATGCTGAGTATTATTACACCAACTGCACAAAAATTCTTTGATGAAGTTCCCAATCTAATTCCAGAATTAGCAAGTGTTGATTGGACAGTAAATGGAGCATGGTTTGAAAAGTTGACTAACAATCAACTCCATGGAGTACACAACCACGGATCTCTTGGATTTAGTTGTGTCCTTTACGTTGACTTTGACGCAGAGAAGCACATTCCAACAACTTTTATTTCTCCACACGGAGATTATATTGGCGGTGTAACTCAAATGTTTTGCCCAGAAGATATCAAATCTGGCGATATTATATTTTTCCCCAGTATGCTAAATCATTATGCACCAAAAAATTTATCAGATGAAGAAAGAGTAATTTTTTCTTGCAATTTTGTTCCTATCCCTCAACAGAGATAGACTAAATACTTACACACACAATTCACGGTGATTACTATGGACCCAGCACAACTCAAGAAAAATTTTGAAGAGCAGATTGCTCAAACCGCAAAACAGATTTCGGAATTAGAAACAAATCTGACTAAAGCAAAAGAATACAAACTAAAGCTAGAAGGTGGTCTTGAAACTCTAAGTCTTCTTGAAGGAGAAGGAGAAGAGGGTCAAGTAGCACCAACTGAAGTAGTAGAATAAATACTAAATCCCTTCTTCCTAAATAGGTAAGAAGGGATTTTTTGTGTGTAATGGCATCTCCAAGTTCTAGGGCTGATCTTATCACTTACTGTAAGAGGCAGCTTGGTGAGCCTGTCCTCCAAGTTAATATTGACGACGAGCAGGTCAATAATGTTATCGACGATACCATCCAGTTCTTCCAAGAGAACTGCTACAATGGTATGGAGAGAGCATACCTAAGACACAAAATTACTGCTGCTGATCTAACAAGATTTGATGGTGAAGATACTACATCATCTGGAACTACTGATTGGGAAGAAGCATCTAACTATATTCCCATTCCAGATCATGTTGTAGGTGTAACCAGAGTATTCGGTCTAGTCAGCAACTCAATCCGTTCTAATCTTTTTGGTGTTGAGTATCAACTGTTCCTGAACGACTTGTATGCGTTTGGATCACTTGACATCCTCAACTATTACATGAACAAGCAGTATCTAGAAACTCTAGATATGGTCCTCAATAATGGATCATTCCAGCAGTTCAGATACACCATGCGTCGTGATCGTTTGTATCTTGATATCAATAAGGCATTCCTTAAAGAGGATACCTGGCTCTTGATTGAAGCACATCGTCTCATCGATCCTACAGATGCGACTGAAATGTATAACGATATGTTTGTCAAGAGATATGCTACTTCTCTGATGAAGAAGCAGTGGGGTCAGAACCTAATCAAGTTCAATAATGTTCAACTGCCTGGTGGTATTACCCTCAATGGCAGAGAACTATACACAGACGCACTAGCAGAAATTGAGAAAATCGAAAGCGAAGTTCTCAGCAAGTATGCTATTCCACCTATGGATATGATCGGATAAGATGCCTACTAGTCCTTACTTTCCAACATACTATCAGGGAGATTCTGGAGAGCAAAACCTCTACCAGGATCTAGTTGACGAGCAAATCAAATTGTTCGGAACAGATATCTATTATCTACCTAGAACTCTTCTTCAAGACAACACACTAGAAGAGGTAAGATACTCCAAGTATCAGGAGCAGTTTCAGATTGAGATGCTTCTACAAAATGTAACTGGATTTGCTGACGGAGCAGAGTTTGTCAGTAAGTTTGGTTTGAGAATTACAGACGAGGTTGTATTCCGTGTCTCAACTAGACGTTGGGATCAGGTAGTAGCAGCAGAGCAACCAACTCTAACTTATGACGGAAGACCTAATGAAGGAGACCTTCTTTACTTCCCACTAACACAAGACATCTACGAGATCAAGTTTGTAGAGAAAGAAAGTCCATTCTTCCAGTTTGGCAAGATCCAATTTTATTCTATCACTGCTGAGCTCTATGAACTCGGTAGCGATACCTTTGAGACAGGTGTTGAAGAGATTGATGATATTGAACTGGAGTTTGGCGCTGCCATCAAACTTGTTATGGATCCTGGTGGCACAGGAGCATTTGTTGTTGGTGAAGAAGTTGTTGGCGATGAGTTCCTTGCCAAAGCGACAGCAACTATTGATGTCAATACTAATGTTGTAGATAGCATCACGATTACTGATAGTGGATTACATTACAATTCTTCGCTACCACCCACAGTTACTATCTCTGGAGGCGGAGGAAGTGGAGCAACAGCCACAGCATCAGTTAGTTCGACTGGTCTTGTTACTGGCATCCTTATCACTAACGGTGGTTCTGGGTATACTTCAGCACCTACCGTTACCATTGACTACTCGCCAAAAGACAACAGAGCAGAAGTCAAGTCCTGGGATGCTACTACAAGATCTCTACAGGTCATCAACAGAACAGGAACCTTCACTACCGCTGAAGTAATTACTGGTCAAACATCTGGTGCTAAGTGGTCACCTGAATCTTATGACACTCTAAATAATACGAGCACTACATACTACGCCCAGAATAGGGAGATTGAAGATAGTGCTGATGAGATTATCGACTGGACGGAAGGTAATCCATTTGGTGAATATGGTAATTTTACAGGTAGCCTCTAATGTTAGGATCACATTTTTACAACCAGATTGTTCGTAAGAACATTATTGCGTTCGGAACGCTCTTCAATAATATTGAAATGAAGAGCACTGATCCTGATACGGGAGAAGTATTAGAAGCACAGAAAGTTCCTCTTGCTTATGGACCTAAGCAGAAGTTTCTAGTTCGTCTAACCGACAATTCAACTAGTAAAGTATCCATCACTCTTCCTCGAATTTATTTCGAGATGACTAGCGTTGACTACGATTCTACCCGTAAGACATCACCAATTCAAAAATACAAAACAATCATTGCTGATAATGGTAATGAGGTCAGAGTTCAATATGTTCCTGTTCCTTATAACATAGGATTTGAACTAGGAATTATTGCTAAGTCTCAGGACGATGCTCTACAAATTCTAGAGCAGATCTTACCATACTTCCAACCATCTTTCAGCATCACTCTCAACATGATCCCAGACATGAATGAGAAGAGAGATGTTGCTATTGTATTGAACAATATCAGCAGTGAAGATGAGTGGGATGATAGTTTTATGCAGCGTAGGTATATTGCTTACACTCTAAACTTTACCGCCAAAACATATCTCTACGGTCCTTACAGCACTTCCGATATTATCAGGAAGGCAATCATCCACGAAACTATTGGTGATCGTGAAGTAAATCGTAGAACTATCACACGAACTTACACGCCAAAGGCAGTTACAGATATCAACGAAGATGGTGTCATTGATGTCAATGATGATGTCCTACTTGATGCTGGAGATGACTTTGGATTTAATGAAGGAATTGAATTCTTATGAGCCTAGAAGAGAACATGGAGGAGATCCTCAATATCAGTGCTGAACCTGTGGAAGAAAAACCACCAGTAAAGGTTGAGAAAACTGATGACGATCGCCAGAAAGATTATGAATATACTAGAGGCGAACTATACAGCCTCATAGATCAGGGTCAGGAGGCGGTCAGAGGCGCTTTAGAGGTCGCTCAGGAGAGTGGACACCCTAGAGCGTATGAGGTCGCTGTAGCGGCAATGAAGCACGTTGCAGACATGACTGAGAAACTACAGGATCTTCACAAGAAGATGAAAGATCTTGACGAGGAAAAGAAAGGTCCAACCAAGGTCACAAACAATGCTATGTTTGTCGGTAGCACTTCCGAACTTCAGAAGATGCTGAAGCAGATGAACGGCAACCAGAGATAAATAAAAAGAAAACGGTATTGTCGTGCCAACAACCAATATCAATTATGTAAGACACACTATATTATGCGCTGTTGATCCTAACCAACCTGCTTCCACTACAGTAAATCACTTTAGTGGAACAGAAGGATGGACTACTATACAATACAAAGATTTCAATGGTGATTATGAACCACACACCTATCTAAATGCAGATAGAACCCCTGGCACATACCAAGCAAGGAACTACAACAATACTGTTAGAACACCAGCGCCGTATCAGCGCCACGATGTAAACAACGATCCCGTAGAAATCTAATGGCACAGTGGAATAAGAACGAACAAGCATATAGAGTTCAAGACACTACTAACTTTGAAGTTGTGATGCTTGCCGATGAAAACGGCAATCCACTCAACAGTTATGGTGCTGCTGCTAACATCCCTATTGCTGCTGGACTGTTAGATGGATATTCACACATCAATAAGTTTGGATATAGAGATACCATTGCTGGTTCTTGGCAAACCATTTGGGATAAGGCAGCAGATTATGCATACTATGCTGCCGCTACAGTAACTGCAGTTGCAGATAATGCTGGCGATAACGTAACTGATGATGGCGGAACTGTAGAAGTTCAGGGTTTAGATGAAAACTATGCCTCAGTAACAGAAACACTAACTATTGGTGGTGCTGCATCAGTAGCACAATTCTCCAGAGTGTTCCGTGCAAGAATGGTTACTGCAAATACTGGCACAACTAATGCGGATGAGATTAGAATTAAAAATGGTGTCAATGATGTAGCAGTAATTATTGCTGGTGCTGGTCAAACTTTGATGTCATTATATACGATCCCTGCTGGCAAGACAGGATATTTGATGAAACTTCAAGGTTCTGTTGATGCTGGCAATGATGCTCTGTTTAGATTGTATGCAAGACCTTTTGGTGGAGCATTTAATGTTAGAGGTCAGTTTGGAGTATTTGCTTCTGGGTTCAACTATGACTATCCAGTTCCTTTAAGATTTGAAGAGAAAACAGATATAGAAATAAAAGGTCTATCTCAAAATGGTGTAGGTGGTGGAGCAATCTTTGATATTATACTTGTAGATAACTAAATAAAAAGGTAAACCCTCAGCGTTTATCATGAGAGCATATAAAGAGATCAAGCATCTCGCTGAAGAAGCAAAGAAGAAAGAAAAAGAAGAAAAGAAATTCTGTAAGCTTTGCCAAAAACCAGAAACTAGAGATGAGTGCTCCTACGGAGAGAAAGCATGGGATCGTTTCGCTGTCCCCATCAGATCCGTCAAGCGCGAGGAAACGGAGCTAGAAGAAGGTGCTGCCTGGACCAAAAAATCAGGGCAGTCAAAAGAAGGTGGACTTAACGAAAAAGGTAGAAAGTCTTACGAGAGAGAAAATCCTGGATCTGACCTTAAAGCACCAAGCAAGAAGGTTGGAAATCCCCGTAGGGCATCCTTTTGTGCTCGAATGAAGGGCATGAAAAAGAAATTAACTTCTAAGAAAACTGCCAACGACAAAGATAGTCGTATTAATAAATCCTTACGAGCGTGGAATTGCTAGTATAAATTGATATAATTACTTTTGAGATGTTTTACCATGATGAAATTTAATTCCAACGACATCACAAGACTTATCCGTGCGTGTAGAGAATACCAGGAACATACTGGTTCTGAATACATGTGGGATGAATATGAGCGTTTGATAACCAAATTGTCATATTACGAAGAGGAAAATTGCCCCGACGAATAGATAGTGTAGTTGCAAATACCTAATGAAATTCTTTTTTGCGCTACTTGCTACAATGTTCTTTGCCCTTCCTGCTTGGGCAGTAGATGTCCAGATGGGTGCTAATGGCAACCTAGTATTCGAACCTGCTGAGGTATCAATCAATGCTGGAGAATCTGTTCATTTTATTAACAATATGCTACCACCACATAATGTCGTGGTTGATGGTCATCCTGAGTTGAGCCACGAAGGTCTCGCTATGTTACCAGGCGAAGACTTTACGATTGACTTCCCAGAGGCAGGAGACTATACTTACTGGTGTGCTCCCCACAAGGGCGCTGGTATGATCGGAACCGTTCATGTCTCATAAGTATGAACCTATGCCTGCTTGGGTTGCCTGGGCAGGTGTAGGACTGATGATCTTTACGGTCATCATCTTTGTTGTTTTCACACTTTCTGTAATGTATTTCGGATGAACCACGCTGACCACTCAACCTTTGAACACCTTATTCACATGTTACTCTGTTGTCTTGCTGGTCTAGGTATCGGCACCCTAGCAGTCTGGGGATATAATCAAATTAAAAATAATAAGAACCACAACCCATGAAAGTAGGAATTATAGGACTTGGACGGATGGGCGAAGGAATGTCCCGCCGTCTTATCGCAAACGGACACGAAGTATGGGGTTATAGGAACAATGTTAAGAAAGCTGAGGAGCAATATGAAGCGGGTTATATCAGTGGATATACCACTTCTGTGGAAATCCTTGTTCAAGTAGTCCATAGTGGAGCAGCAATTTATGGCGAGAAGTCAGGTGAGACTGTTTATCAACCTGGCGTCTTCATGATGGTAGTTCCAGCAGAAACAGTAGAGGAGACGATCAATGAGTTACTACGACATTGTAGTGAAGGCGACATTATTATTGATCATGGCAATAGCAATTTTAAGGACAGTAGGAAGAGAGCAGAGC